TCTTGTTACCGCCATATACGATATATAGCTTACTCTCCTTGAGGAAACTATGTGACATTATACTTAGAGGCTATCTACTGCGTTAGCGCCTGTACTCGCATACCCTGATTGAGTATGAGAAGTTGCACCTAAGTATTTAACTGAAATTTCATCTCCAGTTAGAAGATCGGTTCCGTGAGCCGCAAATTCTACTGTAGTTGAAATTAAGTCCGCAACCTCGATTGTCGGTATCGACAACTGAGCTCTTGGCATATTAAATTCGACACCTGGAGCTGTAAAATCATTTGCTTCTATAGCGTCACCATCTGATCCAACAGTACCAGCTACACCCATGAATAAACGCATGTCAAAAACGTTTGTTACAAGGTCAGTTGCATTGGCCATATCTGTTAGAAGTTGGTTTGAACCATTTGATTTGGTATCTAGATACATGGTTATTGAACCACTAATTAATCTAGCACCTGTGAAAGAACCGATAGGTTTATCCACAATACCAATTGTTTCTGGTGTTACGTAAGTAACGTTGTTTGCAAAAGTTAAAGAACCACCTGTGATATTAATATCATAAGTTTTGTTATCTAACCCGTTTGAAGCTGCTCCGCCACCTTGTGCATCAGCATCTAGGTATAGAGTTGAGAGTTTGTTTCTCAAGTAATCTGCATCTGAAGGACCAGTAGTATCAACAAAGTTAAATGTTTCTACTTGTGTATCCGTATTTCCAGATGTAGGGGTCGCTTCTGTGACACCTTGAATAATGAATTTTGAAGGGTCTTCTATTGCTTCACTTACTTGGTCAATTGTTGTTGCGTTTCCAGACCATGTAATTGTTGCAATACCGTCGATAGAAAAGTCTACCTCCGCTTGGTTAATTTGTGCTTCATTTAACCTGTATGTTGTATTTTCTAGTGCAAAGTAAATACTTAGTTTCATAAGTTCGTGAACATCTGATTTTGTAAAAGTACATTGTGAACCGTTTTGAGCAGTAGTTCCTACTACTACACCACGTCCGTCTGCTGCTGCATCGCCAGGTAATGCTGTACCTGATAAAGCTGCCCATAGTATGTTTTCTACACAATCATGGTCTAATGCAGTTCTAAAACTTGCTGAGCCATGAACAAATGGTCGTACATAAGTACCGAATGACCATTCTGCAGGTGGTAAAGAGTCATTGAATCTTTTTGAACCCCTGTTTGGTGCTGCACCAGCTTCTGAGATAGTTACATCACTAGAGTCTGAACCCTGCGAAAAACTATATCCGTCTAGTACACCTACTCTGAATGTGTTTGCGTCTACTTCGTTTCCTTTGAAAGTTCCTGTTCCGGCTCTTCCGCCGTCTGCTGTTGTTGTTCCTGCTACAGTGTCTACTACTACAACAAGTCCAGATGCACGTGTTAAGTTTGTACTTGCATCTCCAAGTACATTTACGGCTGTTTCTTGTGCAGTTTCGTCTACAACGAAACCGCTTCCTCTAAAGTTATTCGGAACATGAATACTAGTCACTGGGCCTGTTGAGCCACCGCCACTAATAGATGCTACAATACACTTAAAGTTTGCACCGCTTCCACTAGTTGTACCTAATGTTACGATATCATTTACAGCGTATCCTGTTCCTGCAGTAGTTACGTGACAAGTTTTTACGCCGCCAGTAGCACCCACTCCATTCACAGAGCTCACAAATACTTTAGTATTTCTTGATAGATTTAAAGCCATTGCTTTCTCCTATTTTATCTTCTTTGAAAGTACTTCGCTAGATATTTATCAGCGTTTGTAATTTCTATTAATACCTACACTCTAAAGTTAATTCGCCAATTCCGAGAGGAGTTAAAACTCCTTCATCTGTTGATAGTGACTCTAGTGTTAAGGAAGTCGTTGTTAAGTTTGGACTTACAGTATCGTCGTAAATCAAAACATCATTTTCGTCTATTACCCTTTCAATGTCTTCCATTAAAAGTGCTAAGACCTCTTGAGGATCTTCTTGGTCGTCAACATAAACTCTTATATCTAAATCAAGAAACCTCCATTTAAACTCACCAGGTTGATACTCTCTAGTTTCATCTCCTGCGACTACACAAACTTTTGGGTACTCTTGAATTTGATCTAAAAACACCATTCCTGAATGTACGTTATTAAATGCGTTTGAGCTGGATTCAGCTAAGTCGTCTACAAAAGATTTATCACATCCAAAGGCAGAAATTATGATTGACCACGTAAACCTTTAACAGTCAGAAGCGGCTCATATGCAATAGGACCTAAGCCTAATCGTTGTCATGTGACAATGGAAGTGGTGGACAACACTGCTTAGCCAGCATGGATTCCGATTTAGAGGCGTTCAG